GAAAAAAGACTGTAGACCCTCCAAGGTCATGTCTTCTTTATACCCACATTCCTTATCCTTTTTCTTTCCTTCACCCTTTACTTTGTTCTTACATTCTAATTTTAATTCATGTTTTAGTTTTGGCATTGTTTCAAAGAATTTAGAAATCTTTTGAAACTGCTCATCAGATAAAGATTCTAAAAACTCTTCCATCTCAGCTGCAGTATGATCTTTAGCTGGATATGTTTTTTCATTATCATAGAGATAATCAATAGATAATAAAATAGTTTTAAATATTACTTCAATTTGTTTATCACTATCAATGTTATCTATTCTTGACTGTAGACTCATATCAGGATACTTTAAACATACACCAAGCTCATCTGTTATCTGAATCTTACTTGTATGATTTTCATCTTTATGAACATTCACATCTTCAATGTTAAAAAATACTGGTATCTCACCCTTACAAGTAGGGCAATTATATTTTAACTCTATCTCTTCACCTTTTGATCTACCTCTCAACCATAGAAAGATATACTCAATATCAAAGATAGGTAGTGTTTCAACATCAACATCACCAAAAATACAATTTTTAATAACTGTCTTTGTAGCATCTGCTATCTGTTTTTCATCTTCACTCTCCATAGCTATAAGGAGAATCTTTTCTTCCTTAACCAAGAAAGGTCTGTATTTTATTTCTTCACCTGTTGATGGTAAAATTAAACTATACTCTGGTACTGCAATTTTTGGTAATCCCATTTCATTAACTCCTTAATATAAAATGATATTGTTGTTAAATTAATATTCTAAATCATCTGAAGATTCTTGTCCACCACCTAAAAGGGTTTTGTCGAGTGGATTTATTTGAGAATTATCTCGACTATCAGAACGTCTTGCAATTGGTTCACCCCTAATTTCTGGTGATTCTGCTGCCTTTAATGATACCCATTTTTGATAATAGTTTCTATAAGAAAAATTTACACTTAATGACATTACACCAGTACCAGAATAATCCAATGATAAAGGTTCAATTCTTTTTGGATAAGCTTCATTTATTACTGTTACTAATGTTGTTGCATTTGAATCAGCTGTATTATTTTTGTTCAATTGCTTGCTTAATTTGTGTACTGTAATAGTTCCGATATAATTATTATAAAACCCAACACGGTTTGTTGCCGGGTCAACCATACTTTCCATCCAATCTTGAAAATATTTAAGTTCTAGCATATCATCGTTACAATGGAAAGCTAATGTTATATCATCATAAGTTTTTTGACGAACATTTGATCTATAAGTCATATCTTTATCTGTTGCAACCATTGTTAGGCCAGGAATTTGTGCATTATGACAGACAAGTGATAATCTTTCTCGAATTGAAGAATTTGTTCCAAGTGGATTGTTACTAGTAATCTCAACACGAAACAAATTAGGACTTGCAAAATTAGCCAGTGTTTGTGCTTTAAACTGTCCTATTCCCTTTGCCATCTCTTACTCCCGTTATAAATATTAGTCTATACTGTATTTATAAGAGATATATGAGAAATTTCCCTAGAGTTGGAAAATATAAGGTCAAAAACAAGGAGAAATATGTAGGTGATCTCAATGAATGTCACTATCGCTCCAGTTGGGAGCTGAGATACATGAAGTATTTAGATGCTCGTCCAAGTGTATTGGAGTGGGGCTCAGAGAATATAGTTATTCCCTACTATAATCCAATAGAAAAGAAAACTAGGCGGTATTTTGTGGATTTCTATGTGAAAGTAGTATCAACTAATGGTCAAGTCAAAAAGTATATCATTGAGATTAAACCACATAGTCAATGCCTACCCCCAAAGAAACCTAAGAGAAACACCAATAAGTATAGAAATGCATTGAAGGCTTATGTAAGGAATCAATGTAAGTGGAAAGCTGCAAGGAAATATGCAGAAAAGAGGGATTGGGAATTTATAGTTTTAACAGAAAAAGAACTAGGAATCCGATAATATGAATAAAATTGAAGTTATAAAAACTGAAAGAGATGGTTTAGATATAAAGGAAGACATCAACCGTTTTGCAAAGGAAGGTTGGGAATCAATCAGTAATGATGATATCCAGCGTCTGAAATGGTATGGACTCTTTTTACGCAATCCAACTCCTGGCTTCTTCATGCAGAGAGTAAGAATACCCAATGGTGTTTCATTCTCACATCAGATAAAAGCATTATGTGATATATCAAATAAGTTCGGGAATGGTATTATAGATGTTACCACTCGACAACAACTACAGCTGCGTCATTTAAAAATAGATGATGTTCCAGAGATATTTGATATTCAAGAATCAGTTGCTTTGACTTCAATACAAACAGGTTTAGATAATATAAGAAACATCATGGGCTGTCCAGTTGCAGGGTTGAGTCCAAAAGAAAAAGTAGATGCATACTCACAAGTGAAAGCATTGACTGAATATATATCAGGAAACCCAGAGTTTTCAAATCTCCCACGAAAATTTAATATTGCAATCACTGGTTGTACTGATGATTGTCTACACTCTGAAACTCAAGACTTAGCACTTGTACCAGCAGAAAAAGAAATAGATGATGTTCCTGTAAATGGATTCAATATCTTAGTAGGTGGTAAGTTGGGTTCGGGTGGATATCGTATTGCTACTTCATTGGATGTATTCATTACAGTAGATGAAGTAGTCAAGGTATGTTCAGAAATAATTCTTTTGTATCGTGACCACGGCAGTAGGGATAAAAGAAATAAAAATAGATTATCATTTCTCATTGAAGAGTGGGGAGAAGAAAAGTTTCGTGCAGCTCTACAGGATAAACTAAATAGTCCTCTTCTTACTTCTGGAAAAGATTTGAGAAGTAATCAAAAGTCTGAACATATTGGTGTGTACCGACAAAAACAATCTTCGCTGAATTATGTAGGGTTGAAAATACAGGTAGGTAGAATTCATGCTGATAAGTTAAAGGGTATTGCTTGCCTTGCTGAAAAGTATGGCAATGGTGAAATACGATTTTCTCATTCCAGTTCTTTGATAATTCCTAACGTATCAGATCAAAAACTTGGTGACTTATTAGAAGAGCCACTGGTTGAAGAGTTTACTTATAATCCAACTAGTGTTATGCGTGGATTAGTGAGTTGTGTAGGAATAGATTACTGTCACCTAGCAACTATTGAAACTAAACAGAGAGCTCTACAAGTTGCAAAAGATTTAGAAGGTAAATTACCTGATACTGCACCTATCACAATGCATTGGTCTGGTTGTCCTGCAAGTTGTGGAAATCATCTTGTCGCTGACATTGGATTGTTAGGTAAGAAAATGAAATACGGAGACAAGGTAATAGATGCAGTAGATGTTTATATGGGTGGAAGAACTGGTATTGATTCTAAGCTTGCTGTAAAGGTTATGGAAGATGTACCATGTGATGACCTTGCTAAAGTTTTAGAGTCTATAGTACCATATCACACTAGAGAAAAGATGCATCCTATTAAGGGAAAGAAATATAAACGTAATTGGAACAAAGTATAAAAAATAAAGGGGGAGTATCACCGAAACGGTTTCACAAGGTATCTAGTCGCGAGTCTTTGATACCAGCATAATACTGGCGAATCACCAATATAACAAACGATACTCCCCCTCTATCTATTTACTACTGCTCAGCTAGTTTCTTAAAATACTCTAAAGTATCTTCAGATGTTGATTCGGCTGCATCATTCGCAACTGGATTAGCAGAACTCTCCTCAATAGTTTCATTGTAATCACTACCCGTTCCCGAAGCAGTAACCGTTTTGAAACGTGCTTCCAACTCTTGATAACTCTTAAAGTTCTCTGGAGCAAGAATACCTTGAAGTGAATGCTGTTGTTTCCAAACATCCTCTAGCTTAGCATCGTCACCGTCAAACAATGGAGATGGAGAAGCAAACTCTGACTTATCATAATTTGCATAACCTTCCACCTGACGGATTTTGAGTTTAAAGTTAGCACCAGACCAGAAATCAAACGGGTTCATTGGTTCTTCATCTTTAAACTCTGGGTTCATAACACTTTCGATTTTCTCGAAAATCTTCTTACCATATCGAAACAAAAATACTTTACCTTCATTCTGAGCATTTGTTGAATCTTCAAGGATAAGGATATTGGAGTAGTAACTTAGCTTACGCTTTCGATCTCTCGCAATATTCTTATCAGACTCAATACCAGAATTCCACAAAGTAGTATTTGCCTTTGATACAGGGTCATCAGTTCCACTAGGAGCATCAGATCGTGGTGTGGTCAATGAATTCTCAATGTACCATCCACCTGGCCCTTTGAAACCATGTGACCATAAACGAACCCATGGCACATCTTCATTTGTAGGTGCTGGGAGAAAACGAACAACGGCATAACCGTTACCAGTTTTATCTCTTTCACACTTCCAAATGCGTTCATCTTCATAAGATGGTTTCTCTGCAAGCTTCTCAACTTGCTTTGTTAATGACTGCAAATTGTTCATTCGGTTATTCTTTAAATCTTTAAAACTAGACATATGTATTACTCCTTATTTCGTTATATTTCTTAGTATCATTACAAACATTCATCACATTCATCACAAAGGTAATTTTGTAACTTGCTTCTTCATCATATTCAAGTCGTTAGCTTCTGCTTCAAGTTTATCTTTGATAGACCTATTTAGAAGTTTTGCGACCATTTCAATCTCACCATCTACATTATCAGCATACATAATAATAGCTTCCATGTATGAAATCTTCTTATCTCTAACAAGTTCTTCTATGGTAGTATTAACATCTATACTCATTTGAACTCCTTAATCTTATCACAAATACCAAGTTTCTTTGATTCCTTTGCAGACAACCAAACATCAGTCGCAGGTAACAAATACTCCCTGATTTTCTTTTCAGACATACCAGTACATTTTTTGTAATGGTTCATCATCCTTTGTGAAGTTAGTTCAAATTCTTTTGATTGAGCCATAAGTTCATGCTCTTTACCCCATGCACCCCAACTCCATTGATGAGACATAATAGAAGTATTGGGAGTCAATAGTCTATGACCCTTAGCACCATTGATAAACATCATAAAACCTGCTGATGCGATTTGTCCCAACCCAACTGTATGAACGGGAAACGGACATCCATTCATAACATCAATTACAGCGAACGCAGCATTCAAGTCTCCGCCGGGAGAATTAATTATTATCTGCAAACATTTAGGTCTAGGCCTTTGGAAACTCTTAGTAAGAATAAAAGAAATAAGTTCTTTACAAGTTTCTTGACTTACTTCTTCCATGAAAAGGTATACACCTTTTTCTTCTGGAGTTGCGGGGCCCTTTTTTTCCTTTTCAGACATTTTATCCCCCATTGTTAAATGTTATTATCTAAAAGGATCAATGTAAAAAACATGATCCCCAATTTCAGCAACCTTCAACATATTACGATTCCAGTATGGGTCAACATCATTTCTATGATAATGAGTAGCACCATGTAGAAAATCATTAACCTCCCATCGTTCACCGAAGTTTTTAATATGTACTCCAGGCTGTTGTAACATTGCTCTTGCTATTACCTTTGAAACTTTCCATGCAATTCTATCTTTAGGTATATCAGATAGTCCATCACAAAACCATGAAAAGTGACATTTGTGTTTTACTACTTTTCCATTTTTGTAGTTGGCTTGTTTTACTACTTTACAAATAGAGTTTGGAAATCTTCTACTCTTCACTCTGTTTATAGTTACAAGCGCAACAGCAATCTGACCCTTAGTAGTTTGATCTCTAGCTTCATAATAAATATTCTTAGCCATGCAAGTAATTTCTTCATTAGAAACTTTCGTAAATCCACTAAGGATTAGAAGTGAAAATAATAGTATAAATGTTTTCATAATAAAAAAGAGGGATGGTTGCCCATCCCTCTTGGAGAATTAAAGACTAAACACCCCAATGGGAATTCAGTGCTTTACGACAAGCAAAGACAGTCTTTGCTCCACCATCAAGATCACAATCCTTGAAAGCAGTTTCGCCAGTAGCAGGTGAAGTGTAAATCTCTACCCAACGTGGCAGTCCAGTTACGTCTGCTTCAGCTTTGGTGAGTTTACGAGCATTCTTCATTCCTACTTTTGGTTGACCAACAATTGTGTTACGCATAAAATAAATCTCCTAAAAATTAAACATCAAATTAGTGATGAGTCATTCATCACTTTAGTATAACCATTATATCATAATGGTCTTGGTAATACAAGGAAGAATATTCCCTTGTTCTGGAGCGGGAGAAGGGGCTCGAACCCTCAACATCCTGCTTGGCAAGCAGGTACTCTACCATTGAGCTACTCCCGCATGGCTCTGGTATCAGGAATCGAACCTGACAACGGGTGATTAACAGTCACTTGGCACACCTTGCGCCCTTACCAGAATAATAAGAGGTAGTTTTTCTGTTGCTAGGAAAACTACCAAACCCCGCTACTTAGTCAAAGACTATGCAGCAATCGCAATATCGTAATCGTTTGCGTTTGTGATTTGATTGATGTTTTACAAGGCCAACAATCATCCTTGTGCTGTCCTACACATTTCCCTCATCCTGTCGAAACCTAGTCAGCCCCATATTGTTAACTTGAGGAGTCGCTGATCCTTCCGTTATCCGATTGGTTTCACAATCGTAGTCAGCATCTAAATATGGTGGAGCTGGCGGGAATCGAACCCGCGTCCAAAATGTTTCCATGTATAGGATTATACAGCAATTCTAATAATCTCTGCTATCTCATAAATTACAACACCAAGACATACAAGTGTTACTACAAATATAGAAACCTCTACCCATTTACTAGTCATTGAAAAATCCTTCCAAAGCTTGTTTAGGTTTAACTACTTGTTTAGGCTCAATTACTGGAAACTCTGCATAAGGTGTATCATTATTTATATAATGTTCGATTAATTCCTTTGATATAAAATGATAACCATGTTTATGCATAGGAATACAATCTGGATATGTTTTAGAAATCTCCATAAGGGTTGGATGTTTCA